GCCTATCTGCTTATAGCTCCAATCGTTTTCCATCCATAGCAAGGTAATCAAATGCTCAAGGCTTCCGCTTAAAGTGCTGGTCAATAAATAGCCTGGCTCGGATGAATTTGTGATGTTGTGCGGTGAGGGTCATTTCATGGCGTTTAAATCTTCATTCAATCGTTCGTGAAAGCTTTCTTCGCTGTCATCACTTGACAACAACCAGTCTATCCGCTGCAAGTAAATTTGTGCCAATTTCAAATGAACGATGCCCATTTTAAACTGCACAATAGTTTCGTGTGACCATTCTGGATGGTAGGCCTCACTTGGATATTTATCGAAGTATTCAGGATCGATGCTAATTTCTCGCTTCTCTTCCTTGCTTAGCTCTTTGCCGTTGTTATCTATGATACTTTGCAGTTCTTCAATAACATCTGTGAATTGGTATTGAATGTAGTTAAATCGTCCTCCGCTCATTTGTTATGTGTTTTACAATGTGGACAAATGGGGAGGCTCTTTTTACCTCCCCTTATTGTTTGTGTGAATAGCTTCCGGCAGTTACGGCACTTAATCCACTTGGCGGTGATTTGCTTAGTCATCAAAAGTATTAATACAATAGTTTAAAAATTGCTCATGTTGTTATTTTGTATTCAGCAAAACATTTGTATCAAATCTTCTATACATCATTCTTTCTTGATCGTATACTATAAATCTATGTCCTTTCATGTGATGTTTTTTAGTTAGCCAAATAACATCTAAATAATGTTCTGGATTATAAGACCAGTGATGTTTTTCAAATCCTTCTTTTTTTAATTTATTAGACTTTAATTTTGCTAATTCCTTTTCAGGATATTTAATTTTCCATTTAAAATTATTTAATGGATTGTGTTTTGACTTTCCTGAATACAATCTATGATGCTTTTCTCTGCCTCTTTTCCTTTCTTTTTCTATATAACCTTCCTTTTGTTTATTTGCAATGTAGTTTTCCTTAACATCATTTTTATTGCATTCTTTACATTTATTTAAATATCCATCACCCATTTGAGGATGTTTATAAAACTGATCTAAAGGCTTAACTACATTGCATTTAAAACATATTTTTTCCATAATATTATTTTAGACAAATATACGACTAAAATAATTAAAACGGAAATTAAAACGGAAGTCCTAAGACATCATCATTAATACTTACTGCAACCGTGCTTCCAGATACAAATACCTGCTCTTGCTTCTTCTCAGGTGCCTTCAAGTTTCCTATGTATACCTTTGGAGCTTTGGCTTCGCGTTGCTCTTTGGTTTGGTTGATTTGCACGCTGCCGCTATTTCCGTACTGGTCGGGTGTTTCGTTCAGCCATACGGTAATATTCAGCCACTTGTTGCCGTTCTTGTCGGTGGTGATGGCTTCCTTTGGAATCTTGCTGAGGTTGATGCCTCCGTTGAGAAATTTGTTCATTGTTGTTAATTTAATAAATCAATAATATCGTCAAGAGACGAGTTTACAAAGAAGGTTGTCTTTTCAAGGTCGTTCATTACAATAGCGCAGTTTCCTTGTTCAGTTACAACTGTTGCCCGGATGTAAAGGATGCCACTGATAGCAATCAGCACCCTGCCTATCCTTATTGCGTTAATGCTTATCATTTGAGGGTAACTGTTACGGTGGTGGTGGATGTTTTTGAAGGAGGGTAGATGTGTGAAATAACGCCATCTTCGTTGATTACCTCAATCCCTTCAATCGGTATCATCTTAATGAATTCCTGGCGTTTCTTTATTTTTTCATCAAGTTCTTGGCGCATTGTCATAAGCTCCAATAGCTCCAAATCTCCGCACTCTTCAAAGTTGTATTTAACACCTGCCTCACGGATGGCGAGCTTGGCATTCACCTTGTCAAAGGTCTTACCATACTTTTCAGCTTCTGTTATGCAGGCCGCTTTGAAGTCCTTGTTGCCTGTTATCTTGTCGATAATCTCTTCCATGCACTTCAAGGTTATGAGTGCCTTAATCGGGTCCTCATGGCCGTCTAAAATGCGCTCGATGGCATCGTTGACAAAGCGCTGGCGTTCTCCCTTGTCGGTGTAGAAGAGCGATAGGACGCTGGTGGTGGTTAGTTCCATTGTGTTATGTGTGTTTTAGAAAGATACTTAATATATGAGCTGAATCCGCATCAAGTGAAAATATGTTATCGTCTACATCTGAAACGATAGTGATATAAACTTGGTTGCCTACCCTGTCAGCGGTGAGGGAACAAGCCCCGTCAACTATCTGGAGCTTGTTATTGGTTACGGTGATTTCCTGGCTCATTCGGTGTCGTTTACTACGTTATGGAAAGCATTCATAGCATTCTCAATGGCCTTGCGCTGGTCTTCGGTGAGGTTAAAGTTATCAAGGCACTTCTGCCCTACCTCCATCTCGCCTTCTGTTATCCGCTTAATGGCTTGCAACAACTGCTTGTCTGTAATGTCTGGTTTGATGTCAATCATCTCTTCAGGCACATATACAGGCTGTTCGTAGATGTCGGGAGTGTACCACTTAACACCATTACTCATTGCGCGGGCAAAAAGCATATTGCGGGGAAATTTGTCGAGGTTCTTTGTGCCTGCTTTCTTGGCATCATCAATGGTGAAGGTGCTAACGCCCAAAGATTCCTTACCCTGGAAGAATTCAATGCTGCAAGCCTTGTCATCATGCTGCTTTACCTTGTAGTCGTACTTTCCGAATGACTTAACGCGAGCTGCCATAAGACCAGCACCTACGACTGGTTTGCCAGCTATGATGTGGATGCCATTCATGGATGCCATGGGGGAAATGCCCATTTCCTGACCGGCCAAGATCTTGACTACGGCTTGGTGTACGCTTTTAATGTCTTGGAATAGTCCTGACTTGAAGAATACTTCACCGATGGATAACGCATCGGCTGCGGTTCTGACGATTTCGTTGTTTTTCATTGTGTGTGTGTGTTTTGTAAATGTACTAAATTAACTATTCTGAAAAAAGTTTTTTTATCGCCCTTGTAAGGCTTCCATGTTGTTGCTTTAAACCTTGCGCCTCATCAGGCTTAAGGTATACATAATAAGATTTTACCTTAGTTACTGGATCTTTGCGCGGCCTTCCTCTTTTTTTCTTAGTTTTGTCCATTCGAACGTGTTTTATTGTGTGTGGCCTGAGGGTAAAACCTCAGGTTTTTTATTTCCACACTGGTTAAAAATTAGCCAGTCATAGACATAACCGGCCATTGCTTACTATACCTCATCTATACCAATTCGCCTTCATAAATCCACGCCCAGGATAGGCTTCCTTCGGTGGACTTTATAATGTCATCAGCTTCCTTGATGCTATCCGCTTGTATTATTTTATATTCGGATGCAAAAGTGTAAAGAAATTTTTTCATAGTGCTTCAATGTTGTTAAATGGTAAAAAATAATCAGGCACCAATAGACCTGAAAATGTGTGTTTGATTTTCGGATCCAGTTGCTCGAAGGCCTCGCTGTTAATGGCAATCTTTCGAGGCGCACGGAGGTATTTTATTATATACGCTCCGATAATTTGGTGGATAATAGTTTCAGTTATCATACCAATCTTTTTTGAGTTCTTCCCATCCTACGAGCATTCCTCCAACAAGTAAGATGCAAAGGGGGATTATTAAAGACATAGGCCAAGTATTACCAGCACTGCGGCTGCGATGAGTAAAGCGATGTCGCGACGGCTTGGGTTGTATTCGGGCTCTTGCTCGAATTTCCATTGGATGTTTTCGTTCTTTTTCATTGTGTGTGTTTTTATTTTTATAAATGTACGAAATTGTTTTGAACTGCAAAATTTATTTTAATCTATGTTGCAAAAACACTCAAATGTGGGATCTTGGTCGAATAAATCTCCATGAATTGTACTTAGTTCAAGTAGTTTTTGATAACTTATTTCTTTTTTAAATGTGCCTATTTTTATTCCTTGGTTTAACCAAAAATCTTCTTTATCTATCCACCACTGTAATAAATCCGGTCGCTCTTTTGCTATTTTCATCAATTTACCTTTTCCCTTCAGAAAACAGCAATCACAGTTGCCATAGGGCTCGACAACTTGTAAGTCAAAGTCCTGCAATGCCCACCAGTTCAATACATCTTGTTTTGTTACCTTCCATCTTACTAATGGCATTTCCAAATCTATATAATTTGGCAATCCATTCATTTTTCCCCATCTATGCGGTTCATCATATCTTATTCCATTATAAAAAGTCCAACTTTTTAATCCTCTACTTTTTAAATATCTTTTTGATGTTTGTATTTTTAATTGATCTGTACAAAATCGGCTCATTCTATTTGGAATAAAACCATTTTTATGATTTATCATTTCATCGAACGGTCTCCCATCTCTCGAAGCTGTTTGATAAGTCACCACTTCAAAACTATTAGGCTTCCTATATTCGAGCCAGACAATACCTAAATTCCATCTTTTATCACATTCATTAATGAAATCCAAAGTTTCAGGCATTTCCTTGCCAGTATTTTGGAATGTAACGATATAGTCCTGCAATCCTTCATCTATTAATCGCTTGGTCATGTATGCCGATGTTCGGCCTCCGCTAAAGTTTATAATATTCATATTTTTATTTTTCAGGCCCTACAAACATTACCTCTTCTCCTCTGATGATCATGTCTATTAAGGTTTCCACCACTTCCCTTTGTGCTGGGTTCAGTAGTCGGATGCGGTCGCTGATGGCATCAACCGTCATCACATCACTTTGCAGCTCGTCGCGTATAGCTTGGCGCACATCATCAGGGAAGTGGATGGAGGCTTGGAAGTCGTTTAAGATGTAATCAAGGCGCGTGATATAATTGCGCAAGATTGGCTTGCTTAAAGCTCGATTGAAATCAAGACCAAACTCCTTAGCAATTTTAATGTGGTGCAGGAATGCGACGAGTGAGGTGGCTTTCATGCTTTAAAATTTATAATATGGATCATGCTCGAAATACAGAGATGCTTCGCGCTTGTCATGGATGGCCTTGTTAGTACAAGTGATGCAAATCTCGCGCTTGTTGTCGCTTTTGCCGTAGTAACTGGCAAGTGATTTATTGACTTTGCACACTGGGCATATTTTTTTTGCACCATTATACTTCCGCTCGTTACGTTCCTGCGAAATGCAGTCGTAACAAACGCTCGCATAGTTATCTTTATTTTGCGGTGCTATTTGAAATCGTTCGTAGTCTTTCAACTTCTTACATCGTAGGCAGGTTTTCATTTCAATTTCTTTATTTCGTTATCTACTATAATTGCAAGCACCAGCACGCCTACAAAGGCGGCCAGTGCAAGGATAAAGCTAATTTTCAGCATCATTGATTCGTTTTTTTAGGCGTTCTATTTTGGCTTTCTTAATCTTTTCAATGCCATCGTTAACATCGAACAGATAGGCCATTTGTTCCAACATAATAAAACAGTCCGCTATTTCCTCCCTGATAGCTTCCTGGTTCTCGGATCCAAGGAGGTTCTTACTTAGTTCCTTTTGCAGCTCTGACATTTCCTCGATGGCCTTGACCATTTGGTTGGTGGCACCGAAATGGTCGGTAGCCTTTGCAGTGTAATCGTCACCTAATGTAGCCCTCTTAATATACATAGCTGCGTCCAATAACTCTTCGTAAAGGTGTTGTGTCCAGTCGGCTGGGCTTAGATCGGTACGGTCTACTGTGGTGCCGTATTTTTGAAATCCTGCCATTTCGCGCTTGGCAAGATCGCGCGCTACGGCTTCAAGTGTTTTACTCATGTGTTTTAAGTTGTGATGTTAAAAATTCGATTTCTTTAATGTAATCGTGATTTGCTTCGATGAATGCGTCGTAATCGCCTTCCTCGTTCTTTTGGCGGAGGCTTCTGATAACGTCTTTGTGCTTTATGATTTCGGCATTAAGAATGTCGAGCATTTCCTCGACGAAATGGTCTTTAATTTCGAGTGTCATTGTGTGTAGATTTATTGTGTGAAAAATTGCAGTTGTTAGGATGCTGCGCCCCTTGGGTGTTAAAATCGAAGTTCGTGCAAATCCCAAAAATTGTTATTTTGAGCGTATGAAATTGGATTTTCAAGTTTCTCTAATTGTTTTGAAATCTCAAAAGCTGCTTTATCTCTCAATTGCTGCTGCCTAAAAGTTTTTGGCATGACTGAATAAATAGCCTCTAACTGTTTTTTTAAATCTGAGATTCGTTGTGTAGTGTTCATTGTGTGTAGTTTTATTGTGATTCAAAGTTAATAATTTTTATATCACTACAAAATTAATTTTACCCATTTATAAAAAACTACTAATGTTAGTAGTATAAACAAAACACCCCACCTGTAGAAACAGGCAGGGTAAACGACTGCTTACATGAGAAAAAAAACAACGAAAAAACCGATTCGTCAGTCGTGATCCATGCTATCCTTCATTCAAACTTATTTCGCCCTTTTCAGGTAGTACTATCTTTCGCACATTCCAAGGAGTCACGCTGTACGCTGGCCGACGTGGTTTGTACAGTCTTGTTTTATCTATCCGTACAATAGAAACGGAATTGCCTTGGTTACCACCCAACACATGGTAAAAGTACTTATCCTCACCAACATACAGCCCTACATGACCACCTCCATTGCGTTTGAAGGTCAACACATCACCAAGCATTGGCTCGACAACAGGAACTCCCCAGTCCGCCCAACTTAACGCCCAGAGCGGGTTCTTTGCAGGGATTCGTTCAGCTCGCTTCATGATCACTGCCATGAACAAACCACACCAAGGTATCTCGTCGGCATTGTAGGCAGTGAGGCTCAACTCTTGCGCCCATCCCATTATCACCGGGTTGTGCTTAGTGCCAGCTATTTCTTTAACGCCTATTAGCTCAATAGCTTTGAGCAAGTGGCGTGGAGCTTGTTCTAAATTGAGCCAGTCGTAATTCATTTGAAAATATGGTTGTAAAATGTGTTGAAGGTAATATTCCAAACTATGCCGATGTAAATAAACGGCATCCATCCATGGCCGTTATACACCACCACTGCACCGGCCAGCGAAAGGATCATGCAGGACTTTGCCAAGTGCCAGGCATCAACAGGGTAAGAGCCTATCCGTGTGCAATACTTCCAGCTTTCGCGTTTATACCAAAAGCGCGCATTCCAATGCCTGAACCTGGAGGAATAATAACGCTCATGCTCGATGGTATCCATGAAAGCATTGAAGATGGCAGCGATGGCAATCAATAAGTAGCTCATTTCGGCTTGTTTCCAAAAATGAACATTGAAACCAAACAACCTACGCCTACAATAAATAGCCCTATCGCCCAACCTTCGAGCATTCGGCCGAGGTTGCCGTCGGAAGTGTTTTCGCTCCATCCGTACAAAATAGCGGCAATAACAGCTAAAGTTATGCCAATAACAAAGGCAGCAAATTCGTTGTATTTCATATCAATCGTTTAATAATAAAATAAATCGCTCCGCACAAGGCAAGGATTAAAAACCACTTCCGCCAGCGGTTGCGTGATTCCGTCACGTTATCAAGTTCACGTTGTACAATAGCCAGCTTGCCGTTTATTGACACTATTCGAGCGCTATCGACTATCGTTGTGGTTATTGTAGTGGTAGTGGAAATGCAGGGCTTTATTTTAGCTTTAATTACCTTGTAAAGTGTGTCGTGCGTTTCGATGTACATACTATCGATTAAAGCTATTAGCTCCGTGTTAATAGTCGTGTCATGTACATAGCTTGTATCATGTGTTATAATGGGAGGAAACTTATCCGCGCAATAAGTCGCAGCGTCCACCGGATGCGCATCAAGCCATTTAGTCACCTTGTTTTGAGTTGTGCAGGATGCAAGTAATATGATGAACAGATATTTCATTTCTTAAAGAGGTTTGTAACCTGCTCACCGAACACCGTACCGCTTACCCAAATAAGCATATAAAAGAGCTGATCTCCAATAGTTGGACTGAGAGCCTTGCCAGTGGTTAGGTTAGTAATGCAATGGGCAATAAACATGGCAAGCAGGATAAACATTACCACTCGCTTGCTGGAGAGTGAGCCGTTGATGTCGGTAAGGACTTGTTTCATTTATCTTGTTTTTTTTCCAAGGCAATCATAACCTTTTCAAGTTTAGCGTAAATGTTATCAATTTTCTCTTCGATGCGGTTATCCTGGCTCTCAACGTGAGCGATAGATTTTTCAAGTGAAATCATTCTAATTTCAATCTCTTTAATCTTTGTTTGAGTGTTCACCCAAACGCCAACAAGACCTCCTAACATTCCTAATACTGCCAACACTTGCGACATTTCCATCTATATTCCTATTAGTTTGTAAAAAATCGGATAATATTCATCCGTTTCAACTTGCTCAACCAATTCAACGATATTCGCTTCACCCCAAAATGGTTTAACATCAATCTCTTTCTCAGCCTCAAGCATCTCCGTTAGTTCCTTATTAAACTCCAAAATATTCTCAGGCTTCAACACAATGTTTTGGTCTTTTTCTTCACCGTACTTCTTGTAAAGCTCCAACCTTTGCTCCTCATATGTCTTATTTTCCTCGGCCGTCATTTTGCTGATTCGGTGCAGGAATATCTTTAATTTCATCGGCATTTTTTGCGCCAATAGGCCTTTGCTTTGTTTTTGGATGCCGTTCAATTCGTAGTGAAGAGCGACCAGCTCATGTAATTTTAAATTCATTGTCGTTTGTTTATATAAAATTAAAGTTTTCCAACGTTAGCGAAAACGTTTTTTCACGCTCGTTACCACGTTTTTTTCTTATCGTGAAATGCTTCTTCAAAATGCCCTGTGTCTATTTTCTCAATTAGCCAATAAAGGCACTTTCCCGCTGTTGTTAGCCGATGGCGATTTTGATACATGACGCTTGAAATTGTTTCGTCCGGATTACCGAATACCTCATCTTTTACAATTAGGCGGTTAAACATATAAGCGCAAACCACGTTCCCCATTTGGTCAATGCTGTAAGCGATAACGTACAAGTAAATAAATACTCGCTTGGACTTAATGCAAGTCCAAATGAAGCCGATGGGGAACAATACCACGGCTAAGGCTAAGCTAACAACAAGCAAGAAAATGTTAAGCAACAATCTCTTTACCTGCGGCCACATAGCGAGCGCACTCTTCAAAGTTTGCATTTCTAATAGCGGTTACGTTATCTGCTAATTGAATCCATTCAGGGTCACCTGACTGAACACCTGCTGTTATCTGCGGTGTCAATAAGTCCATCATTTCGGTGTTGGGACGGTTGTAAACGCCTTCGGGTTGCCTTGACAATTGGTTGAAGATATCTGTAAATTTCTGCACTTCTACCGACACATCGCAAAGGTCTGTATCTGCTTTGCCTGTGGTTGCTACTTTGATGGCATTTACAAGGTCGAAATTTGCCTGTAAAACTTGACTACCTAATAAGTTTGTTATGAGGTAGAAGTGTCCTGCTTGAAGTTGTATTGTTACCATATTATACGATATTTATTATTCCTAAATTGTTCCACAAATCACCAGCGGAAAGACCAGCGGATGATGTTGGGAGTCCTGATAATCTAACTTGACCTGTTGCTCTCATAGTACCTTGCACGTCTAAACGATAGCCTCCGTCGGTAAAGGTGCCACCGTTTTGGATAATTACATTTCCACTACTTTCATAAATTTTCATTCGTTCAATATTGGTTGTAACAATTCCAACCCCTGATGAATAGTAAAAACCAGATTGATTATTTGCGGAAAAGCTAATTCCTGGATTTGTTGGGCCTGAATTGCCTACCCTTATTCTTGTTGGGTAAAAATCACCGCTTGAATTTAAATATCCAATTAAAGTATTTCCTGCATACCATCTTTGTAAATCTGAACCACCTCCTCCTGTTAATGACCTTACAACTAAAGTCGGTATATCTGTAATTCCTTGGATAAAATGATTTGCAGACACAAAAGGAGTATTAGTACCTAATGAAGTAGTACCAATTACAGATAATCCATAACCAGGACTACTCGTCCCAATCCCAAGCCTATTATTGGTATCATCCCAATACATCGCACTTGCAGCGGTAGAGCCGACACGCATGGAGCCAATGACTTGAAGGCGTTGGCCTCCGTCGGTGAATGTGCCTCCGTTTTGGATTAAAACGTTACCAGTGTTACCAAATACACGAAATCTTTCTGTTTGTGAAGTTGTTGATGTAATTCTAAAGTGAGCGTTTGCATTATTATTATATAAAATAACATTGAAACCATTTGCAGCACCCGATGTAAAACTTACTAAATTTCTTTGGGTAGCACCTACCCAACTTGATCCAAATATTTCTAAAGCTCCATATTCAGAAACTTCATTTCTTACTAATAAACCTGCTTCACCGGTGCTACTTGTATTTGTAGCTCTGATAAATACTGTACCACTTGAACCTACTGATTTACTTACATCTATATCAACCCCTGGACTACTCGGCCCAATCCCCAGCCTTGCATTAGTATTATCCCAAAACAAATTACTACTCCCCGTAACCGCACTTGTTCCGCTCCAATAGGTCACCTGTCCAGCTGTGCCGCTGCCTGTTACTCCTGCGGCACTTGTGATAACATTACCGCTGCTGTCGAAGCCTAACAAGCCTGCGACCGTGCCTGTGAAGACGGATGTGGAGGTGTAGCCGTTTAATTTAAGCTGACCAGTACCATCTACTTCAAGCCTATTGCTCAACGTTTGCAACGTAGTGCCTGTTGTTGTTGCTGTGGATGTTTGAACAATGAATTTACCGGGAGTTCCTGTGCCTCTACCTTGTCCACCTGCTAAAATTAAATTTGAGCCATAGCCATCAGTTACTTGTCCGCTTGCTGGTTGAATCGTAAAGTTCCATTGTGAAGTTGCTGTACCTCCAGCATTGTAATAACGTGATGGCCCAAGTATCATTCTTGTAGGGCCTTGTCCACCGTTATATGTACCACCAAGAAAAATACCTTGTTCATCTAACCCATAGGTACTTGTATAATCAACTAAAGGAGCTGATACAAGTAACATTATTTGTGAAGTGCTTAAACTTGAAGGCACGCCTCCAGGAACTATAGCAATACCACCTGTTGAACTACCCCCTATTTTTCCATTGAATCCAATAGTATTTGTAAAAGTGGCTGTCCCTGAAAATTGCAAAGCTCCAGCATTTGTAAGTGTTGCAATAGCTGTACCAGCTTGGTTTGAAATTGTTAGAAATGTACCACCGCCTCCTATATTTGATTGTATTAAATGCTGCCCTATCGCACGAACACTCCCATTCACATCCAACTTATAAGTAGCAGAACTTGCAGGATCCGAAGTGTAGCCTATTACCGTATTTCCCCCACCTGTATTAAGTAGATTATTCCCTACTGTAGTCTGTAACGCATTTTGAAACGTCTTAACGCCTGTGATATTCTCAGAGCCTGCTAAGTGTACGACGAGGCTATCATTCGCAGCTGTGTAGCCTAATATCGTTGAAATGGATTTGTTTTTCCAAAGTGTTGTGCTACTCTCATAAACCAACACATCGTTATTGGCAACGGATGAAATAGCAACATCATGAATCTCATTTAATTCGTAACCATTCTGAATTCGATACACTATAGTGCCAAGTGTTGGTGAAGTGCGCACTACCTTTCCAACATATACGATGTGATTTGGCGCGGATGGCTTAACGTTAGTAACATATCCAGCGGTGTTTGGATCTAAGTAAATAGTATCACCATCCGCAAGTGTTACGGATGTAAATGGATTAGTAGCCGTTGTCCGAGTATCAAGGTCTGCAATTGTGCCAATAGTAGCAACGTACCCGTCGCTATTATTCGCAATATCCGAAACAACAACGCCAAACGTACCTGCACTTGTAGCCTCGCTGTTAGCTTGAGCCTTTACGAAATTTGGACGGTTGCCAGTACTTCCGCTGATGTATACAATAGTTCCTTTATACAACGTTACACCTGTGCTATTTCGTCCAATGGTTTGCATTTTTTCAGCCGCATCAACCACCCCATTTCCATCAGTATCATATACCGCGCGGTTCATGTAGGTGGTGCTGTCTACGCTTCCGTCAGCCTTTAGAAACTCCGTTGCAAGGCCTCCAGCTCTGATGATATTGGTGGCCGTTATGTTGTAAGCTCCCAAGTTTACGGATGCAGTTGCTCCTGTGTAAGGCACCAAACTATTTACATAAGCCGCACTTACGGTGTTGAATACATACTTTGTACCAGCCGAAAACGATACCGCTGCACCTCCATTGCTTGACGCTTCAATAGTGGTGCGGGTAAGTACTCCACTTGTCACGGTTCCCTCTCCAACTTCCCATTCGCTTTCCGTTTCATTAACAATGCAATATTTATAAGTGCCATTAGTGAACACCTTGTACCCAAGTACAGCACCGCCAAGTGTAAAGGTGCCTGTGCCGGTAGAGGTGCTGGTTTCTTTTATTCTATCTAAGAATGTCATACAACTTGTATTAATCCGTTTACCTGATCAAAATCCAAAACAAAGCTTTTGCCATTCAACAGCGTTAAATTACTGCCATAATCCGCCCAGCCTATCAGCAAATCATTGTCGCTATTATAAAGCACCGCATATCTGAACGGTCCGATATCACCACCGAATGCCGAAAGCGTCGCATCCGCACAAACCAGCTTGTAAACTCCGCCAGTTTGCGTACTGCTCACATTTGTAACTGTTATGCCTCCCGTTGCATATCCATTGCCTGGCGTTATTTCTATGATGTCGGCCGTATCAAGGTCCGTAGCCAATGGCAACGTATTAGTCAGCATTACCTTTAATACATCGCTTCCGAGGTTATGTAACCCTTCGGCCATTGCCTCCACGAATGAATTAAATTTATTAAACGATGCCATATTCGAAATAACTAATTATTTATAATTCCCGCCTCATTTATGCGGATTTATTTTAGACTGTTTGGGTCAATGTTACCGCTGTGCTATACATTCCATTGGTGCAAATTGGTATTACATAAATTGTGTTACTTCCAGCTGCCAATTGGATTGGAATAACCCCAGTAGTGCCACCCGTCCAATCAGTTACCACCACAGGCGCACCGTTTATGCTGTAGCCTATGGAATCACAACCGCTGGAGCTTGCTGTTATGTTTATCTGATAATTGTGCGCTGGATCATCCGCCCTCGTGCTAATGTTAGCCGACAACGTAGCCGTGCAAGGGGTTTTGGTGTCGAAGATGTCAGGCTCACCTGTTCCTGTGATGCGGAAGCTATCAGTAGTAAATCCTTCAGAAGGCCCGTTAAGTGAGGTAGATTCAATGATACCCGCACCAAATATGGCCTTTACGTTGCTGCTTGAATCTTCAAAGGTAATGCGGAAAAGCACATCATTAAACGCTATTTGTTCATTTAGCAAATCAAATGCCACTGCATCGGTTTCATTTAGCTTCATTACGCCATTAAGGGTCACGCTGTAGCCAATGGATTGCGGCCGGTACCTCTTCCATACTCCATCTCCAACGGTTTTCACGCTCTTGATGTCTGTGGTAAATTCTATTGTGATGTCAGTAGCGCACACAAAATCACGATAGGTCCCGTTTTTAAAGACCCTCATGATTGCGTTACTGCCAAGTACTGGTTCTGCCATGTTATTTAAATATATATGAAAATTCGTCCGTTGTTCCTGTCTGAGTGCCGTCGCTGCCACCTGTCAATATCACCTCTTGAAATACCGCCCTAAAATTGCCCGACATTAAATCTTCTTCCACACTTGGCACCAAGATGAATGTCCTTGTCGGTGAAATATCGCTAAACAAATAACGCTTCGCCAAATCTAATGGCGCATTTGTACCATTGGTAAAATCGCCCTCTATCTTCCAAAATCTACGATAGGACTGGTTGTATTTGCCGTAATTTATAAGCTGCTTCCAGTTCAATATTTCCGTGTTGGGATAACGGAAGAAAGAAGTGGTAATAAGATACCTTACGGATGAAATAGTGCAAAATAAAGAGCCTTTAATTATCTTCTTAGGGCTGTCAGATATTCGCACTGTGTTGCTGTAAACATCGGGCAAATTATTGCTTTGCGCATTGGTGTGCTTGTCACCTGCCAAGTTGAAGATAGAACCGCGGTTGTTTAGCTGAAGGTCAATTTTAATATCTTTTAAGTACATTTCATTACCACTAACGGAACTATTGTTACCGCGCGAAATAAGTAAATAAGCAGTACCTGATTCTCTTACTGCATTGCTATCAACGCTGACTGTTTTCCACTCATTGGTAGCTTCAGGATAAATAAAGTTTGCAAATGCTCCGTTTGGATTATTTTGCCAGCTTCCGTTACTATCTAAACAATACCAATCTGTTGTACTTGACCCGCTTGCGCCATCTTTCAATATCAGTAAGAAAGCCGACCTAATGGGTGCCGTGATGTTGTAAGTACTTCCGCTTGTTTCGTCGTACTTCATTTTGAAGGTTACGGAAATATTTATCTTATCTCCATTGTCTACAAAGAAATCATTGTTGTTGTTTCGAATGTAGTTGGCTTGATTGGTGCCAGTTGCAGTGGTGTCAATCGGAACCACATAATAGCGATCGGTCATATTACCGAATCCATCTACAATCTGCTTAATATAAGCGTAAACGCTTGACGTACTTTGTGAGGTTGGTGAACCTTTGTAATGCGTCCAACCAACTAAATCGTAACCATTAACGCCTCCATTGAACGCACCAAGATATTGCAAGGCTTGGTTGTTTACCAAATCAGTAGGAACGCTGTAGTCAAACTGATTCACCACCTGCCTATTAGCGAATAAGCTACTGATATTTTGGCTTTCATTGATTGGATAAATACTTTGTGCCTTCCCAACATTGCTGCCCGTAATAGTGGCCGTATTGCCCGTTGACACTACTCCTGCAACGGTGTAGTCGACGTAGTACCAACTACCTGGAAGATATTGCCTTTCAGCAAGTGTCACAATTTGCCATTTGCCATTGTGCTGGATTACGTGCGCCCAACCTTGCAAAATAACCTTTAAAGCATCGTAGCAATTTTCGTACTCCCCTGGATTCTTTAACAGCGTCCTTGCGTGTATTTCAGCTTGATTAAATAGGTCGTAGGTAAGCGCATCGCCTTTATCTTGCATCGAGTTCCAAAAGTAGCCGCAATAGGCTCTAATGGGTAGCTCAAGCTCTGTTTTGCGTAATGCTCCAGCTATATAGTCAATAAGTAGGTTAAAGTTTGTAAATTCGTCACCGTTGACGTCAACAAGCTCATAACCCTTCAAAAGTCCAATGCCATCAGTGGCTGTAATGTTAATTTCATAAGGTTTATCCTGAAACGGTGCGCTACCTTCGTCTGGTGTAATAAAGCCAACAAACCAAGTATAGCCGTTGCTGATTACCTCTACCTTCCATTCATTGTAAGCCGATGTAATAAATGTTTCCCACGTGATGGCGTCGGTTTCCTCAGTCCATAGCGACAATTGCAGCTCTTTGCTCAATATAGTTGCATAGCTGTCCTGTTCGTCCGAGATAGTCGAAACTTGGCACTTAGTAACCTTGTAGCTGTAAGTTGTGGTTGGGATAACGTCCGGATCAAGCTGGTAAATATTTACTTCAATCAGTTGACCTTGTTCGTTGGTAAAATCGGCCGTGTATGTTAGGTAGTAAGCCATTATACAAATCTGCTCCTCCGTGCGCTTGTTCGTTGCTGTTGAAGGTAAATGTTTTCACCGCTCAAAACTCCTGTTACAAAGATATTTTGATTGCCGCCAATCATGCTGTCCAGCTTATGCAATGGAATAACCGCCTCAGGGCCTGCCTCACCAATCAATGCCCTTGTAGGGCCGCTGACAATGCCACCGTCGGCAAACTTTAGGCCTGATAGTTGGCCGAATAAGGCCTTAAATCCTGCTGTAAAATTAGCCGTTTGCGCACCTGCACCAGCTCCAAAGTTCATGCCTCCTGTTGCCGCTCCAATAATAACGGCCAAGATTGCCGCTGTAACTGCCGCAGCAATAAGTTTCTTTATGATTCCTGCAATGGCTTGCCCAAATGCTTGAAATGCTGTTTGTGATCCGCTTAAAATATCATCAAATAATTGAGTAAACGCTGGCCCTAATGTGCCTGAAATAGATTCTCCTATCTTATTAAATGTTTCAGCTACTTTTTGACCACCTTCTTGTAATGCTGTTATTTGATCTAATACTGCATTGCTACCCTTTCCAAATAACTTGGTTATATCACCAAGCTTATCACTCTTAATATCAACTGTTAAGCCTTTAAGAGTTATTTTTTCACTTGCAATTTTTACACGTTCTAATCTTGCAAGCCTTTCATTTTCAATCCTCTTTAATTCTTCAGCTCTTTTTCTTTCAGCTTCAGAAAGTTCGTTAGTTGATGTTTTATTATTTGTATTTAGAACTTTATTATTTGCTAAGGTTTGTTCTAATTTCTCAACTTCTTTTCTGTAAGAGGCAGTTATTTTTTCACCTTCTTGTATTGCTTTAAATTGATTAACAGTACCTATTGCGGCATTCTTTGCTGAGGTTAAAACTGTATTTCCAAGTGATGTGAAGGTATTTTTTAATTGATCAAGTGCAGTCACTGATTCACTTGTTGCCGCCACTCTGAGCTGTTCAGTTTCGAGTGTTTTATCATCAATTAATTTATTGAGTGCCTTTATCCTGCCAAGTGTAATTAAGGTCTTTGCAAGCTCATCATAATTAGCTTTAATATCTCCAATGGTTATTTTTTCCTTGTCAAGATTTGGAAGATACTTAGAATACTCTTCAGTGATTTTTTTCATGATTTCTTTACGACCAGTTTCAGTCGTATTGACATCATCATAAATTTTAATCAATGAATTTAAATCACCTATTTGCGCTTTTGCACCCGCATCAGTTTTAGCAAATTCTTCATTTAATTTTCTTTGTGCAAGTGCAGCGGCATCGGTGTTTCCAAATAATTCTTCAAGTGCCGCACTCAAGCTCCCATACTTTTGAATGGCCGTTGTAACCAAAGCGGAAACCACGCTAAATCCAACAGCTATGCCAGTAGGGCCAGCAAGCGATGACGCTAAAGCCTTCAACGCTCCACCTGCACTGCCAGTTTCTTTTTGTAAAGCACCAAAAGAGCCAATCAATGGCTCTAAGTTATTCTGAATCGCAATAAACCCAAAAGGAGCATCGCTTGCCACCCGTGAGAGGTTGGTAAGTGCGTATTGAGCGGAACCGCTTGCTTTCTTGACATCGTTAAGAGCGGCTGTTGCTTTGGAAGTACTCTTTTGTAGTCCATCCGCGTTGCCGGTTATTAATATTTCAATTTGCTGTTCAGCCATCTCTTAAACCTGCTTTAATTTCTAATTGTTTGCGGTTTTCATACCATGCTTTTAACTCTTCGCCTTTCAAATCTTTTAGCCTTTTCGGATCGCCTGGAAGTTCTAACAAATCGCTCATCTTGGTTCCTTTTTTCAAGTACCCAACAGCTGAATAATACGCCACAAATCTCGCCCTATGCCATTCGGATAATTCACGTTGCTGGTAACCTTTGCGACGTGCTGCAAAATCATCCATGCTGTACAAATCAAGCTCCCAAGGGTGCAACCCCATTTCACCGTATGCCTCAGCTGTTAAATCAGTCCAAGTGTACGGCTTACTGTTGCTGTGTGTCAGCCTTACCGGTTGCCTCCACCGAAAAAGCAGCTGCAAAAGCTGTGGTCACGCTAGTAGCTTGTTCCATGCTTAATTCTGAAATCCAGTCTGTAAGTTCAGCATCCGTAAAGTCAATCTGTTTCTTCATGCTTAAATAATTGCTCATAAGAGCGGCATGAATAATTACCTTGACATACTTAAACTGCTCACCGACGTTGGAAGCACCCGCCATAAGTAACGGGTCGCTCCCAGTCAGCTCACCTATAAACCGAAGTGTACCAAAATTAAATTTTAGGCCTCGTTCTTGCCCTCCGAGGAAAAGGGTCATGTAAGTCTTATTCATCGTCGTTGTTTTTAAACAGTAGTATCAATTGTGCCGCTGAAGTTGAAGGTAGCGGTGAACTTTACCAAATCACCCTCAGCACTTGTAACCTGAGCGCTGGAAAAATAGCCAGTGCCAGCGGCATAAACTGCAGTACCTGCACTAACGGAACCGCTCACGGCATTCTGATATTTGGCGTAAAGTTTGGTTTTGTTTACTACCCAGCCAGCAATATCGTTGTAGCTGTATTCTGAACCGCCAAGAGAAGCGTTAACCACGCCACTCACGTTGATGGTGCCTTCAGGAGTATCAACGGCCGTGAAGCTACCGCATTTGGTTTTTGTTACGTTCACGTTTGCCGAAAGGTTCAAATCGCTTGAATCTTCGCAAGTGATAGTTTTAAGGCCGGTAGCGCCTGTAGTATCTGTGCTGATTTGCAGGGTAACTATTGACCCTAAAATTTCTGTTGCCATGTTTGTAGATTATAAAATTGGTTCTTTAAAATTACGATAAACTATCTCTCCATATGCAATTTTACCGCTTAACACTGCATAAGCCTGAAATTCCCAAACACCACTCTGATTAATATCACCGCTCAACACCGAATAAATCAAATATTGAGTTGATGGTGTTGCCGTCCAATATCCTGTATCTCCGTTGGGCTTCTTATACAATATCCTTGCAGTTGTGGCACCTGTAACGGTAGTCCCGCAGTCCAAGGTTATTGTTATGAGTGTTTGTTTATTAAATAAGCTCATCCTATTATATTTGTATCAAATGTTGATGGCCATCCAATGCCCCTCAAATCTAGCTTGCTCTTATCTTCCAAATTGGGTGCCACAATAGACTTCCACGCCAATAGCTTGTAATCATGCACCCCAATATTGAACGTTTGCATATTGACGTTGTAAATGCACGTGTCAATAGTCAGAACAAGCACCCCAGTTGCGCCTGGAAGCGCAGATAATGGAGTGGCTGATATGGGTGTAAAACCTAACGTCATTGAATCACTCTATTTCTAAATATCAATGTTTTTTTTATTTCAAAACCTCGCTGTGTTTGGATGGCAATATCATCCACCGTATTAATCAAGCGTGCATACGACAACTTGTAAGGATTATCTATAGTTAGGCCGTTGGTTGATACCGTTGGACAAACGATGTCCATAATTTGGCTCGCAATTGCTTCAAGTATGGTCTTACTTGTTGCGCTTCGCTGGATTGAAACGATTTGTAAATTTATGTCACACTCACCACCAAAATAAGACTTTGTATTGCTGCTTGTCATGTTTTGAGTAGTAACCCTTACATAATAAAGCTTATCAGTTTCAACCTTGTCATCCACAATGGCAACTTCATCCACGCCATAAAGTACGTTTCCTTCAAGTGCGTTGATGTATGCTGCTCGTAGTGATGTGCCGAAATCTAACATTATGGTTGTATATTTTTAAGGCCTTGTTGTAATGCTGCAATGTACCTTTCTTTTATTATTTGTAGCCTGTTTTGGCCGTTTTTTGTTGTAAAGAAAAAAGGATGCGGTTTAACACCGTTTTTCATAATACTCCACCAAACTGATTTCCAATCTTGAATGCCTTTTTTATCTGCCCATGTTTTTATCGCCACTTTGCTATCCGTTTGCACTGGAGCTGGCCCTCTGTACTTTGCTGCGTAATCGTTGGCTACCCATGATGGAATATGAACCTTCCTTTTTGTTCCGAACTCCATATAGGCGGCATAAAATGTTTTGGCTGTAAAAGTTAGCCTTAATTCTTGTTGGTCAAAATCAATTGCATTTTTCAATCTTGCATCAACACCAACAGGCGCATCCGCTTGCATCTCACTTTTTATTTTGTTCGCCATATCTCTTATCTCAATTGCCATATAGGCTTTTGAGTTCTGATTCAACGAACCAAAATAACGCTCTACCTCTTTAATATTTTTAATTACGATGTTCAAGAAACTTTTGTTAGTTGAAACGTGTAAAATCTCCGATCCTCTTTCTGTCTCCAAAAGTTTACTATTTCATAGTTGGCATTGTCAATTAGTACCAACGTATCCTTCGTAATGTTATCCTCTAAGGCAGTTTTGTAAAAGCAAACAAAATCATAGTTATCCGCCATCAAGTCCTTGCCGTCAACAAGCACCCGACTTCCACCCGTGCGCTCAAGGCTTCCCCTGGTGGTGCAAAACGTCGTGAAAGATTCCAAGTTTCCCCCTGCATTATCAGATGTTTTCGTTGGATTCTTAAACGTTGCTATATGCCAAAAGTCACCTAAGCGAGCCATGATTTCATATTAAATTGAGCCAATAAATTGCGCGCTTGCGCGGAGCAAATGCCTGTTTCATTGCTGTCACCTCTGTTACTATACCTCCAAACCACCTCTTCAATGATGGCTTGCTTCAATGACTTAGGCACCTTCAATCCTAAAGCCGCATATCCAGCCGTGTATGTAAACTTGATGAAATCGTATAACGGACTTACTACATAAGGGTAACGGCCTCCTTTAAGCGTGTAGCTCGTTACGGCATCGCCATCGGCATCAACCACCGCAGTAATGGCATCCACAGGCCCCGCTGGTAGCGCAACATTTCCGCATTCATTCCGTACTTCTGCCTCAATGGACTTTTCAAGGATGGATATATTACAATGCCTCTCCACCGCCTCACGGCAATTAGCAATAAGCATCGCAATAAAAGTATCATCGTCGTTAAAGTCGTAATCCTGCGTAGTATCAAACTTCATGTTTAGCTGAAATTTGACCTCATCCACGCTAACAGGTTCAGGGCCGGTTTCTGAAATGATGAAATATTGACTATCGTTGTACAGCATTACTTTAATTTTCTTTTGCGTTCAGGCTTTAGCACTTGGGCTTTATTTTCACTGGTTTCTTCGCCATGTGGTTCAATTTTATTCTTTTCTATTAATTCAGTGTATCGATCCGCACTAAATTCAACCACCTCACCAATATTATAATATTTACGGGTAATCTTATCGATAAATGCGGAAATTATTTTTGCTTTCATATATGTTTCCAAAGTTTTCGTGTAATTACTTTTTCTATCGTTGTTTTTTTAACTCCAAATAACTCAGCAAGCTCTTTTCTTTTATAGTTACCTGAAGCAAATTTTTGCCTAATATCTTTTACTTTTTCTTCATTCAATTGAGCCATTGGATGGTTTTCTCCTTTATTGCTTTGTATTCCTATTTCAAAGCTATGTTTGCTATTTTCTGATTTTGTTACCCATTCAAGATTAGAAATATCATTATTTGCTTTATTCCCATCTTTATGATTTACAAAATCTTTACCATCAACTTTAGGCAAAAATGCTTCAGCTACAAGTCTATGAACATAGACTACAGTTCTTTTTTTATTCTTTGTTAGTCCTATTAACCTATAACCATCTCTATGATGCCAATCTTTTTTAAACTTATTTCTGATTAAGCTAAAAACTGACCCGTCTGAATTAATCTCATAAAGATTTTCGTAACCTGCAATTTGTTTAGAAGAAGGATTCATATAAATGTATTTCTACAAATATACGAATCCTTTTCTTATTTGCGTATCTTGTTTATCATTTAAATAAAACTAACTACGCAATATTCCCGAGGTCGCTGTAGATAGCGGAGGCAGGGAACATCAAATTCACCTCTTCCAAACACTCGATACGAGCGGTGATAAGGTTCTTCTGTACGTTGTCAGAATCTTGCTCAAAGAACTCAATCATCAAGCCTTCGGCCTCAACGCGCTCAATGAAGTTGTTGTCGAGAATCAAAACCTTGTCATCAGTTACCCAAGGAGCTGCGATAATAGGCACACCGCTGATAGTCATGCTACCATTGGGAGCAGTAACCACACCACCTGATCCGCTATAGTATCCATTGGTATAAGTCAGCTTATTCAGACGGCCCAATTGTGCAGGGTTTACCAAAGCGTAGGAAGCGTCAAACAATGCGCTGCGTTGGTTGGCGATGTAGTCAATCAACTGCTTCACGTCATCAGTTTCAGCGGTGGTTGTAGAACCAGTGGCAGCACCTGAAACGGTGGTGAAGAATGCGCTGTTCTCAGCCTTGTAAAACTCACGCAACAACATGGTTGGGAGTGTTTGCTGGAAGAAAGGCAATGACTTAGCCAATTGCTTGCTAAAGCGAGCAAAACCAGATACATACTTTGTAACGGTCTTAACTTCAGTCAAATCAAAATCAATCTGAGTTTTTGCGCTACCTTCAGTTTGTGCGCTGATTGAACCTTCACCGGCACTCTCCCTGTAATAAGCTTGCACAAGGGTAGAGCTGTTAGAGGTGCGGATAAGGTCACGGAAATTGGGCATTTGCGATGGCAGAATGGCGTTAGTGCCATAGTTAACCACGCTGTCACCGGTCAGGTTGTTAGCAATGGTCATGTTGGCAACAGCTTTCAATTCCATTTTGTAACGGCCACCACCACGGGAAAGCGATTTGCTAAGATCAGCCCACTCTTCTTTAACTTGGTCCGCGAAAACTTGACCAAAAGATTTCTTAGACTGAGCAACTTGAGCCTGCACGGCATTGGCGGCAATCAAGGTGTCCAGAGCCTTCTGATTTTTGTCGGCCTCGTCACGCAATACATTAACAGAAGATTTAACTTCATTAAGGCCAGCTTCAAAAGCGGCTGCCTTTTCGTTGAAGCCTTTAACGCCTGCTTCGATGGCTTTCAATTCTTGTTCCATTTGTCTTAATTAAAAAGTTTTAGGATGTTATCAATCAATTGCATTTCCTTCGCGTTGTCCGGTACAATGGCGGCAGCCGGTTGTATGGTTTCGTTTGTGCTTTGGATTGCTGCAAATAAATTCTTTATACGTTCGTTGAGCATTTGTAACCTCATTTCAAGAAGTTCACCCCCCTCGTCGCTGATATTTCCGTTTCTCAGCGTTTTGGTGCATAACTCAAGGTCTTTGTTAAGCTTGTCCAGTTCGCTGTCGGCCTCCTCTTTAGTTATGGACTTTCCAGCGGATAAAGTAGGCGTATTGGGATTTGCTCCCCACAAAACAGCGGAGCCTTCGTACAGCATCACCTCTTTAATTAGGTTGTAATCTGCATCCTTTGCCTGCTCTTCCTTAATAGTCCTGAATCCGATGGAATGCTCAGTTATATGGCCTGTCTTGTAAAACTCAAGCACATCATTACCCCAAGTGGTGTTTGGAATATTGGTAATGCCCACCAAATAATCTCCCTCAGTGTAAAGGTCGCTGAACTTGCCTACAGCTGATTTGAGGCTTGGGTTATGGTCTGTAAGGTGCCAAATTTGATTCTTAGCCTTTGGCCCGCGTTCGCTCAGTGTTTTGGTGTATGCACCGTGATCGATAACGTCACCGTCAAAGTCCTTGCTACCCATTTGCGAAATGGCAACCTTTACCCTGCGGTCATTCTCTGATACATCCAAAATACCGCCTTGAATACTTTTAATATTAAAGAAGTTCTTCATTTATTGATTGTTTAACAAGTTTATTAATCTTTGTGCTGTTCTGCCCTGCCTACGGCTTACCGTGTACGTCCTGCCAGCTTGTCCTATTGGCTTTCCATTGGAATCGCGCTTGATGCTGTAATCCAAGTGGCAGCGGCAATTAATTGTTTGATCAGGTGCACCGTTCGGATCACCCGGATAAGAAAGGCCTGGCAGAAATTCTTCGTTCATGTCGACCTTCTTTGTGTCAAGTTGAACGTGTGCATGGCGGGTTCTGTTATCATGCACTGCCACCCATTCCTTCCATGTTTGGAATCCCGTTTGCTGTGCTCCCATTTGCGCGCCGAAATTGATGGCTCTATTGGATTCAGTTCGTGCAATCATACGCGCCCTCCATCCTAAAAACTGCGATGTTTCAACTTGTTGCACCAACCATTCTATGGAATAACCGTTAAGGATCATCTCATTTATCTTCTCTTCTATCATTTTGCGTGTAGTGGCCGTGATAGGTACTACTACTTTGTCCATGAGAAATAGAGAGAAATAATCGAGTATTTGCTGCGTCCAAGTGGCATTGAAGCCCATGTTCTTAGCTTGCCTTGATTCCTTGCGAAGCTGTTGATAGGTTTCACCTGCCTTAGCTTTCCCAGCGGCAAGGTAGAGCTTTTGAATGACCGGCCCAATATTGGCATTGATGAGCGTGGTTTGCATACGGTTCTGAGCAATGGCAAAACCGCTGCTTTTGATGTCAGCGGTAAATGCCTTCACTTGGCTAACTAAAGCCTTGTTGATGCGGTTGTAGAAAAGTTTTTCATACTTCCTCCTGAACCGCTCTGCCTTCCGTATCTTGTCCCTTCTGCTCATAATACTTGAATAAATCTTTGATTTTTTCCGTCATCATGTGTCGCAGTCCGTTTTTCTCTATTCGTTTCAGCGGGCAATCCGTTTTCTTTATTGGGATGGCCTCGTTTACGATTTCTGTTATTTTATGAAGGTTCTCCGCTGTCATAATCTACCATTCCTGATCCAGTTAAGTCCGCTTGAATCTGTGCCAATTGTGCCTCGTCCATGCCCATCAATATTTCTTGAAGTGTTACTTTACCGCTATCCAACAAAATCAAATCCCTTGGCAAGTCGGCCGGTACGTCCAAATCCATCATTTCGAGCTTGTAGGCCTCAGGTACGGGCAATTGCTTTACCCACTCCCATTTGGCTGCCTTATCTTCCTGCAATTCTTGGAAGCAATCTAAATCGAAATCTATGTAAACATTTTCCCCTTTCAGCCCCCAATCGCTCTGAATCTTTCGGTTCAAGTGGTCACGGGTAGCGATTAAGTGAGGCACTACGCAACGTTGGGTAAGTGCTTTCTCTCCCTCCTTTTGATTGTTGTAGGTCTTATTTTCGGGATCGTTCAATAGCTGCGAAGGGATGCCCCAAATATTTGCAAGTCTTCGCAAGTCCAAATCTTCAGCCTTCAAGATGTTCAAATCTACCACGCTATCGCCCACTTTAATGAATCCAACAGGGAAACCGCTGGTCGCAATCTTCCCGCTATTACCCGCTCCGCTGTATTCGGATGCTAAAACTTGCTTTACTGCCTTAGCTTGTGCCAAACCTTCCTCAGGTTGTATCCTGTCATCATTAACAAATAGGATGCCATCGGCTCCACCATTCTCAAACTTGGCAGCGGATGCGGTTTTAGCGTAGTTATTACGAGTTAAGTTCTTTAATGCTGCCTTAAGCGGGCTTTGTCCGTACAAGTGCGACCCTTGCCAGTAATATTCAGGATTCCAATATTTTTCGTGCAATACTTGCTCACGGGTGAAGTTGAGCAGCTCGGTTGCCATCAATCGGTAACCCACTACCCTATTGGGAAATCCAAGTGTAGCGAGAATAGTCATATACTGAGCAGGAAGAGCTTGCAGTTCAATAGGCACCCCAGCATTGGCTCCCATATCCAGCATATTAGCCCACCAAAACTTGTTACCGGTGAGCATCTTGTAAGCCGCTCCATTAGCCACGAAATCGCCAAATGTTTCGTTTTCGTTCGGCCATTGCAACAGCTCTGCCCATCTTGCTTGCCTGCTATTGTAGTTAGTGATCTCTTCCAGGGACTTCCTGCGATGCTTAGCTGCAGCGCGGTAATCTTTTGCAGCAAGCGCGGATTTGTACCGCTTCATTTCTGCCTCATCAACGACCTTGTAAAGCTCCCATTCGGGCATCCGCAGCTTGTCAGTCACCAAATTAATAGCACTGTAAACGATGTCATTAGCCGCGTATCCGTTCCGAATATAGTTTTCGGAAGTGTCAGCCATCCAAACAAGCGATCCATTGACGTATGCATAGGAACCGCTTCCCGTTGGAAGTGCTTGCTTTATGTTGAATAATTTGGCAACTGCCTTTTGTATCTGATTCAAGCTACTAATATTTTGAATTTAAACGCCCCTTGACTTGTAAAGATAGCGTATCTCAGCGCATCCGTGATGTGATCGTTTTCTTTTACCGGTTCATCCAGTACTTTTCCGTTCTTATCGGTCTTCCACTTGTATGTCTTGAGCTCATTCATCAGGTTTGAGCTGCTTCTTGTTACATACAGCGGCATCGATTTAACTTTCCTTATCCCCTCTGTCACGTCCTTATGTGCTGGTTTAGCGTTGAATCCAGCGCGAGTTAGCTCTTCTATCGTTTTAGGCTCCGCAGCGTCGCAATACAGCGTTTCTGTGCGTCCTATGCCTATTGATTTCAATCTTTCGATAAGGTCACCCGTTGTCAGCTTTGTTTGGTAGATTATTTCCTCCGCATAGTTGGCACCTTCGTAGTGTTCAAGCTTCACCAATGCGGTAGGCACGTTGTAGCCAAAGTCAAGGCCATAGCATACAGCACCTTTTCCTGGAAGCGCATCCGTCACCTTCCAATGGGTGTAGATTTGTTCTTGTGATGTGCCGCGTAGTCCAAGGCCAAACACCTGCCACATGACAGGATCAGCTTCGCGGTAGCTTTCGATTACCTCAATTTGTGGCTTAGGAAGATTTGAAATATTGTTAAGGTAGGTTGAGTGAATAGTTACAGAATTATTACCGTCTGCAATATCATAACACCATACATCAAAATCAGAAGGGTTAAGGTCTAAAATTGACTTGTAGCGCGTCCTCATGTCCAGCTGATCAAACAACTGCTTACTAATCATGTTGGCCTCATTGATATAAAGCACGTCACGCCCTGGGCCTCTTGCCTTGTCAGGGTCCTCAAGGCCTACAAATTCAATATATGATTTGTTTGGGAAGTTGTAAATGTGGTCGGTTTTATTGTGGTTGGATTCTTTGTAATAGCCCCAAACGTCCATAACCTCCAAAAAATCTCGCATTGCTCCACTTTTCAAATGGGGGAGGGAGCGGCTAACTATGGTTATTTTGGTCCCCTTGTTCTTGATGGCATAGGATATAAGCACTTGAACAATGCTATACGTTTTCCCCGACCTTGATCCACCCTCATTGACAATGTACCGCTTATCGGATAAGTTTAAAGCTTTCCAATTAGCGGCATACACCGGAGTAACTTTAACCTTTGGTAGTGACTGGGTGATTACTGTCATCTAATTCAATTATTAAACCTCCACTAATTTCTGTTTTTGATTCGCTATTTACTTTAGTAAGAGTCAAGGCCTCAAGTTCTTCAACGGTGGCCATTAGTTTGAATGCGGCAATTTGTAGCGTCGGGTTGTCGGAATCCTTCCAGTTCTTTCGTAGTTTCTTCTTGCTGCCTATTTTAACCTTGTTGATGGCCTCTTTTATAGGTTGCAATTCGTGCAACTGCCATTCATACAAGGTGCGCAAAGATGGCTCCACAAAAAGAGTAATCTCATCAAATTGAGTGATTTCCTCTTTAGGTATTAATTCCAAAATATCGGCAATTATCTTCTCTTTATCATATGCCATACAACAAAACTAATACATTTCCAAAATATTCACCAAATTAATTTTCATTCACCTGCCCTTGCTGCACTTGTGACGCTGGCGGTGCTATGGGTTCCTGAACCATTGCCCTGATTTTAGCCCCCAGTTCCTGATCGTTCGGTGTTTCATTGATCAGGCTTACTGGGATGGTGATGCTGTGGAGTTTCATGAAGAGGTGTTTTAGGAGTTTAAACATGGGGTAAAGGTACTTATTTAGACAAAAGTTACATGAAAGTTACAATAGTTACATGAAAGTTACACGAAAGTTACACGATAATTTTTTATAATTAACTGATAATCAAATAGTTAACTACCAAAGTTACAAAGTTACACGATTTTATAGGAAAATACATTCGTTACAGAAGTTACACTATATTATATATATATAATAATAATAATA